TTTACTAGAGCAACATTTGAATGAATATGGCGGACAGCATGAAGGATGGGACGAATCAATCTTTTTATTCAAACAATTAAAAAAAATACGTGATGATTATGAAGATGGAATAAATAAAAAAAAAAACGCACAACAAAAGTTTACTGAAGTTATGAATGACTTTGAAGATGAATTAGCTATCATGCCTGTAGGAGAAAAGGACCTTCCGGATTATTATCCAGCAGAAGTAGGATCAAAGTTTAGAAAAGTACGCGACGAATGGGAAGCCAGAAATGGAATAACTGTAAAGAAAGGAGGTAGAAAAAATCGTATAGGTTATACAAGAGTTAAAAAGAGACGATCAGGAAGAAAAACCAAAGGAAGAAAAACCAAAGGAAGAAAAACCAAAGGAAGAAAAACCAAAGGAAGAAAAACCAAAGGAAAAAAACCCAAAAGAAGAAAATCAAGAAAAGGAGGTCAACAATTGAATGAAAAAGAAAATGAAATAAAACAAAACTATCTAAACAAGCGGATTGAACTGATGGAAGAAGGAAAACCTTGGAAACTTAATGTTGAAAATAAAAACTTAAATAAAAATATGTCTTTAACTTCACAATCGCTCAACGAAATGAACATTTATAATAAATATAAAAAAGATCAAATGAATTATAACAAAGCAGAACAACAAGGATTAACTTTTGGTGGGAAAAAAGTGTAAAAGAAATACATCTTTAAATAAAAAATTGAGTAAAATGTTATCTAATTTGGTTAGATAACATAATTATTTTAATATGCCAGTAAATAACACCGCTACTATCTTACCTCCAGATGATATTTCTATGGAAATAGGATCGCGTATTCGTAGAACATTATCTAGAAGAAAATGTTCTTATTGTAGAGAAGAAGGTCATCGAATAAACAATTGTAATCATAATGACTTACTATTATTTGAAGATCTTTGTAATATAAAAAAAAATCAAATAGATATACTTGATAATAAGGTGTATCGTTTCACATCTTGGTTAGTCTCATATATTATATTACACACTTATATAATTTCTATAGTTAAAGCATATGCAATTAGTAAATGTAATTCACGATTAAATCTTCATATTAATAGATATATTGAAGTAATTTGTAATAAAATATATAATATAGAAGATGATATTACAAATAGCGATTATGTTCAATTATCTAACACCCCTATTATAGATGGTTATATTCCTTCATTACTTAGTTATATTTCAAATAATATTATAAAACACGATATAAATGCTACTATTGTAAAATATAATGGACCTGATAAAGAAAAAAATTGTGGTATATGTTGGTGTGATAAAAACGACCAAGATTTTATAAAATTTAATTGTAGTCACGAAACATGTAACACTTGTTTAAACAAAATAGTTGGAGAAAACAATTCAACATCATGTCCATTTTGCAGAACTAAAATAACTAAAATTCAATTAAACGAAGGCACTAAGATAACATTTGCTATCAAAACCGATTAAGTGGTTTATCATTCGAAATATTTAAGTTAACCTTTATTTAATAAAATTTATTGTACGACCGATTGTCAAGAGCCGCCTTTTTGAGTTTTCCCCTTTTTCCCTTTTTTTCCCTTTTTCCCCTTACTACTTTTGGATTTTTTTATAGATTTATTTTTCTTATTAGATTTACGTCGAATAGATTTCGATTTTTTTGTTGAATTTGATAAAAGATTTCCGAATAAATGAAACATTTTATAATTAGTTTAGATTATTTCTTAAGGAGAATATTTAATTGAAAATGTAAGATTTTGAACGAATTCTTCATATTCTTTATTTTTAGCCTTATCAATCGTATTCCGATATTCATCAATATTAATTTGTTTTGTATAACTTATTTCGTATGGCAATTCTAAAACCATTTTATTACAAGATAAATTATAAATTTTTATCATCATTTCTAAAAATAATTTACAATTATCAGGATTTTTAATATAATCTAAATTAACTAAAACAACATTCGAATTTTTACTTGCATAATCTAATATATACCTTAATTTAAAATATCTTATTTCAAATATTGTCTTATCTTTATCATGATAATTTAATGGTAATCCAGTGTTACCATCTTTACTCCATCCATCATTTAAAATTTGTTTTTGAGTTATAAAACTATTAAAGTCGTTATAAAGGGCTAAATGATACGGTTTATAGAACATAGATATTAACCAGTCTTCTAAATTTCGTATTATAAAAATATCTATTTGCGACGTAGTTCGTTTTTCAAAGTCAATCCCATGTTTCCAATAATAACATCTATTATCATGATAATACTCTTGAAAACAACCAAATCCAAAGTTAGCTTCAAATAATTCAGTTAAAAATTTAGTTCCTGAATTTCTCTCCCCGTGAATTTTAAAAACCATAATCAAATATACACAAGTTAACTCTAAATAGGTAATTTAGATATACTTGTTATATTATCAGAGTCTTGGGGTTTAGTAGTATCATCTTGATCTACTTCTTTTTCAGTATTATTCTCATGATCGTTATCAACTGGGTTACTCTCTTCTTCCTTCTTACTTAAGAATTGATTCACCGCTTTTTTAACTACATTTCTTTTTACATTTTGTATTTGCAAAGCATGAAGTGATAAATATGGTAAAATGGCTAAATTATTCATATATGTTCTATAATAAAAACACGATATACATGTATCTTTAGTAAACTCTATACTGTACCACCAGTAAGCTGGTAAATAAAACATCTTACCTGGTGTTAAATTGAACTCTAAACATTTTATTTTATCAAAATCAGCCGAATATTTTGGTTGAACTTTCCACGGATTAATAGGAGATGAAAATTCAAAATTCTCATAATCATATTTAGGATATAAGTATTTTGTACTTTGGGGAGGAGTTATTTTAATTTTAGCGGTACCACATGTTAATAACATATAATTTCTATAATTAACCATATATCTAAAAGGGGTACGTGTATTATTAGACCCCATAAGTAAATCATAATTACAATTTGAAACCATATATGGACGTAAAAAATCATCATTATATTTAAACGACTTAACAATACCAGTTTCTTCTAAAAAATCAGAATTGTTTTCCGTAAAATAACTAGCATCTTTATCTTCGTTAAATAGCTTCAAGGATGCATGGAACGGTAAAGGTAGATACAACTCGTTTTCACGATCACAGTCTGTATCTTTTGAATTTCTAATTTTTATTTCAAAAGCATGGTAATTTTCTTCAATAAAAGTGCGATTTGACATTTCTACGATTTTATCGTTATGGTAATCAAATAAAAGCGGTTGTCTCATATCACATACTTCTTCCAATTTTGATTTTGAAACATCATCTATTTCATATATTTCTAAATCATTGCCCGTTTTTAACTGAAATTGTATATGTAGATATATAAATAATACTAAACAAAAAATAAATATAGTTATAATAAATTCCATATTTATTATAAATAATAATTTTTTAAAAGGGCAACGTAATAATCTATTTTTAATATGAAGTATATTTATCTAATAATTTATTTTAAATTGGTAAAGTCATTTTTTTTTTTCGATTTTTTTTCTTATCTTTGTTACTAGTCACTTCTTCTTCAAATCCACTCTCTTCAACATTTTCAGCATCTTCAGTTTCAACATTTTCAGCATTTTCAGCATTTTCAACATTTTCAGCATTTTCAGCATTTTCAGTTTCAACATTTTCAGCATTTTCAGCATTTTCAGCATTATGTGTTTCTGTATCAGCTGTTTTTTCCTTTTTTACTATTTCCTTTGCATAAACGGATACTTCTTTATTTTTAGAATCTGTAGAATCTGCAACTTTAGATTTTGATTCATCAGAGTTTTTAGGGGATATATCGTTATCCTCTATAAAAATCTTAGATTCTATATCACATATAGCAGTTTCATAATCGATAAATTTATTTTGTGTCTCAGTTTTAAATTCTTCAAATTGTTTTTGAATACTATTAATATTTTGGGTTAAAGATGCTAATTCTGTTTTAAAATCATTTAAAGTAACTAACTTTTCTTTTTTTTCCATTTCATCTAAACGTCTAGTAAGTGTTGTCAAAAGTGTATTATCTACACTAGGAGTTTCCCCTTTTGAAATTATAGGATTATGTTGCTGTTCTATTAAATGTTGTTCAACTTTACCTAAACGTAATGTTATTAACCCAATTGCATCAGAAATTGTCAATTTTGAAAAAGGTAAACCGTTTGATTTTTGTTCAATATTTTGTTGTTGCATATGTTGATGGGGTTGCATTGGTGGGTGAGAAATTGTATTCATCGACCTTCCTGCTTGTAATTTAGGAGGAACATCTCCTCCAGCACGTCGATTCCTTGCAGCTGCTATTGAACGTGAACTACTCATTATATTATAATTTTAAATTATAACTTTTAAATACTTACGCGCGAATATTTACTTTTTAGATAATTTAATTTCTTCTTATAAAACATATGGATAGTTCTGACGAATCAAAAAAAAATTTTATTAAATATATATTTAATTTTAATGATAATACAAAAGCAGAATTACTCAACATTATACAATATGGTATGTTATCACTAATACCACTTATATCTTTGAATAAACTTATAGCTAAATATATACCTGATGCTGACGATAATAAGGGGACTATAGAAATTATAGCAGAGATTATTATCCAAGTATTAGTTATGCTTTTAGGATTTTTTTACGTTGATCGTATTATTAATTTTTTTCCTACATATAGTGGTGAAGAATATCCTAAAAATCATGTTATATATATGACTTTAGCATTTTTAATGATTACATTTAGCATTCATTCTAGATTAGGCGAAAAAATGAATATTTTAATTGATAGAATACTTGAGTTATGGGAAGGCCCTTCAAGTCAAAATAAACCCAAGGATAAATCAAAGGTGAAAGTATCTCAGCCTATTTCAGGTAAATTACCACCTACTATGCCTCCAGCTCATACTAGAAACGTAGCATTAAGTAATTCATTTTCCGATGGCACTTCAATCCATTCATTACCTACTAGTGATATGACACAAGCAAATAATCAAAATACAATGGCGCATCAACAGTTACCAGATTATAATAAATTTCATGAAAAAGACGATACTCCTCTTGTAAATGCTTCATCACCTGCAGAAGGTTTTGATGGTCCAGTAGCCGCTAATTCTGTAATGGGAGGAGGTTTTGGTAGTGCATGGTAATTTTATATAAATAATAACAATAATAGATATAATAATAATTTATTAATAGGATATATGGATATTAATAAATTATTAAAAGCATTAGATGATGACACAAATGAAGAATTGATGAATTTTAATACCGAAAAAATAAAACAACTTAATCGACAAATTATATCAGAATTAAATTTACAAAAAATGGAAGAACAAGTATTACTAAACAAATTAAAAGGCTATAAATATATTGATGAAATAAATGAGTTACGATATGGTACATACTTAAGATGGATCAATATTAGTAACCCAAATAAAATATTTCTAACTAATGGTTCGATGTTTTGCAATGTAAAAATTACAGATGAAGGAGTTTTCTTAATATGTAAAAATTATGGACCTCGCTCACGACATTTTCGTTTAAGTATGGACAGTAGTTTGATATTTCAAAAATTAACTGATCAAGAAAACGTTCTTGTATCAGCATTAGATCATTTATCTAAAACCTAGTGTCTATTTCTTTGAGTATATTTTTTTAATACTCCTTTTTTACGTTTTTTACATGTAAATTTCCCTACTGTGACATGTTTACTATGTAGAACTGTTCTTTTACAAATTCCTATAGATTTTGCTTCATTAACTGGATCTACTTTTTTAATACACCGACATAATTTGTTCATTATTATCTGCTTAGCTTTAGTTTTAATATTTTTTAATGATTTCGGTATTGATGCATTATAATAATTTAATATTTTGATATAGTCTGATTTTGTTAAATTAGACATAATCTATTCCGATATATATTTATGTAGAAAATAAAATATGATTAGTTATATAACTGATATAGTATGAAAATAATAGTTTTAGATTTTGATGAAACATTAGGGTATTTTGTTCAATTAAGTATATTTTGGGAAAGTCTTAAATTCTATTTAAATTTTAAAACTCAACAAGATAATATTCTAAATCAAACGTATTTCAATAACTTATTGGATTTATTTAAAAATTTCTTAAGACCAGATATTATTAAAATACTAACGTTTATTAAAAAAAAAAAGATAGAACATATGTGCAATCGTGTAATGATCTATACAAATAATACAGGTGCTTATAATTGGGTTAATATGTTTATATCTTATTTTGAAGATAAATTAAACTATAAATTATTTGATCGTATAATTGCGGCATTCAAAGTAAAAGGGGAAGTTATCGAAATAGGTAGAACTTCTAATGATAAAAAAATAAACGATTTAATTAGATGTACAAAAGTGCCGGAAAATACCAAAATTTGTTATATTGACGACATTTATTATCCTGAAATGGTAAATGAAAATGTTTATTATATTAATGTTAAACCTTATTACTATGACTATAAATTTGATTTCATGTTTGACGAATTATCAAAATCAAACAAACTAAATCATATATGCGATATTAATTTTAAATCCAATATGTTAAAAATAATTAAAAAATTTAAATATACACCACGATTGAAAAAGTCTATTGATTTAGAAATTGATATCATTATTAGTAAAGAAATGTTAACTCATCTGAATAAATTTTTTCACGAAACTCAAAATAAAACGCGTAAATTACGAAGTTCGTATAATAGTAAAACAAAAAAAAAAAAAACAATAATATTATTAATTCTATTAACAATTAGAATAAACTGTTATTACAAGCGGTAAGTCCATATGTTTGATAAAGAAGTAGAATATGTAAAACAAAATGATTTAATTCATAA